AGCGGCTGTTGCTAAGTTGTTTGCTAGAGGTTTGAGACGGGCATAAAGTGTTCTAGCTGTAGCACTATACAACGTAGATGCTATAACAATAGCTTCTGAAGTTGCAGGGCCTCCAACAACACCCGCTGTTACTCCTGTACCTACAAAAGCGTTAGCGGCATGTCCATGTGAGTTTTGGATAATATACAAAGGTGCGTTTGCTGTCCAAGTTACTGCTGCTCCACCATCGTCTAAGATAGCTTTTTCATCAATAACCTGACCACCACCTGCTGCAGTACCTAAATCAAAATCAACATCATCACCTGAAGCTCCTGCTGTAACAATGTTACCTGCGGGAATGGCAATAAGATTTCTGATAATAGTATCAGCGGGCTGTGTAAATGAAACATCGTAAGTAGCGTCAGCAGTAACTGCAATAGTTCCTGTTGTAGCTGAAGTCCACGAGTTGCAAAGATTGTCAGCAATTTGCCCAACATCGACTGTTCGAGCTGAGTTGCGCCCTGTATCACGTACTTTGAATACTGGGTTTGACATATTATGTCTCCTTGTTTGCGTTTAAAATAAAATTTATACTCTAAAAAAAGAAAAGGGGGTTTTTACACCCCCAAATCAGTTTAGTCAATACCGTAGAAAGCAGAAACTAACGCATCGGCACGGAGTACTTTGGATCCATAAACATGGAGTCCTCGTACAATATCACCAAATGAATCAGGATCACGCAATACTTCAGTACTTGTAATCGTCTGTGCTGTTGCAGTAGAAGACATATGACCAGCCAAACATTTGCCAGCAGCATTAGATGCAGCAGCAATATTGTTTGATTTGTACATATCAAATCCACGCAATTTACCAGAAGATACTAGACCATTTCTAATAGAACCTTGACCTGCGTTGTAATCAACAGACAAAAGTTTAGACGATGAACTTGCAAGAACTTCGTAGAAGTCAGGCGAGGCTAAGAACCAACGACCTTCTTCAGGAATGTTCTGCTCATCAAGAAGACGAGCCATGTGCGAGAGTACATCAATAGGATCGTGTTCAGATGATCCAAAACCTATGTCAAGATTACCAGTTCCATCAAATGTGCCTGCCGCTAAATCAGTAGCGTTGTCAGAACCAAGGATATGGTTAGGACTTGAAGCAGAAACACCTGCGAACATAGTAGCAATTACACCTTCATCATAAGCATCTCGTAGAGCGTATGCTGCAGATGAACTAGCTACTTCTTTAAAGTTCACATGAGACATTGAAGTTTCAATATCATCAACGATGAATTTAAATGCGTTAGCTGTATCAACTACAAGAGTCAACTCTTGATCTGTTAATTTAGTTGCTGTAACGTCTGCACCACGTTCGTACTGGTACACAGTGATTTCAGGTTCTTTTATTATCTTTACGGAATCTCCGAAAGCGGCAATCTCACCAGCATAATCTGTGTTGGTGATCGCTTCTACAACCGAAGCCTTTCTAAAGAAGTTAAGAACCTTTTTAGAGTAGACTGCGGGAAGAAAAAACGAATTAGTTTGACCACTGACGGAGTTCGCAAAGTTAGCGTTAGTATCAGTACTTGGTTCAAAGAACTGATCTGATTGGTTATAAGCCATTTTACTTCTCCATTATTTTATCAAAATTAAAAGTTAATTGTTATTTAGATACTCTGCCTTCATGAATTGCTCGTCCGATTTCATCTTCGTACTTGTCAAAATCTTGAATAGACATTGCAGCTATTTCCCTTTCGGTCCAAATTTTCTCCTGTTGTGGTTCAACTGTTGTTGTTTTAGTTGAAACCATATCAGCAGCAGATTTATTAGACCTTTGAGTTTTAGGCTTACGAGCTTTATTAGTTATACCCATATCTCGTTTGTATAAATCTAATGCACGACTAGCTAGATCACCATCATTAGCATTTTTATATATCCAATCTTGAATTGATTCCGGCTGAGACTTAGCCCAACTATGGAAGTCATCACTGTTTCTGATATCTTCAAAATCAGGATGGTTCTGTATCAATTTACTGTGTGCTTCTTTAGCAACTAATTCTGTTTCACGTTCTTGTAACCGTGATAATCGTTCTTCTAAAGTTTTAG